CCGGCCTCCATGGTCACCCTCGAGGACCAGCAAGGTCCGCAACGCTTCGGCCCCTCGGAGCAAGCGATGTTCAACGGCGTGAACCTCAACATGGAGAACGTCCTTCAATTCATCGCACCGACCCAAGGCCTCTTGTTCACCGGGCAACGCGCCATCCAAACTGCGATCAAACTGGACCGCGCCGCCGACCGCTTCGCCGTCAACGAGATCGCCGCCGGATACCTCCAGCAGACCGACGCATCCGAACCGATGTCCGGCGAAGAACTCGCAGAACTCGCCGCAGCATGGTCCGCCGCACGACGCTCCTCCGCCATCGGCGCACTCAACTCGGTCGTTACCTTTAAGGAATTCACCTCCGATCCGAGCAAGCTTCAGCTCGTCGAGTCACGCCAATTCCAAGCCCTCGAGCTGTCCCGGCAGTGCGGAATCCCCCCGTACCTGTTGGGCATCGGTGTCCCCGGCTCGTTCACCTACCAGAACGCACAACAGGCCCGACAGGACCTGTACCTCTTCGGAGCCAAGCAGATCCTCACCGCGATCGAAGAGACCTTGTCGTCGTCGTTCTGTCTGCCACAAAATCGGTTCGTGAAGTTTGACGTGGAGCACTACCTCTACGAGAACTCCATGGCTGACGTGGAGATCGAAGACACCGCCGACATCCGCATCGAAGAAGGAACCAGACGATGATCCGACTTACCGCCCAATACGTCACCTTGGACGCAGCTGAAGGCGATCAGCCTTCCCGGACGATCACCGGCCTCGCTGTCCCGTGGGACACCGTCGCCACCCTGTCCGGCGGCGAACAAGTCAAGTTCCTCAAGGGATCCCTCCCCGAGGACGGACCGGCACCCAAACTGCTCGAATACCACGACGACACGCGCGTCATCGGTGTCGTCACCGAACGAGTGTCCACCGACGAAGGCATGATGTTCTCCGCCAAACTGGCGAAGACACGCGCCGCCGACGACAGCCTCGAGCTGCTCGCCATGGGCGCACTTGACTCGGTGTCAGTCGGCGCAGTTCCCACCAAGTTCAAGCGCACCGCCGGAGGAGTCCTCGAGGTCTCCGAAGCCCGATGGCTTGAGCTGTCGGTCGTCACAGTCCCGGCCTACGCCGACGCGCAGGTCTACTCAGTCGCCGCCTCTGCCGAAGAAGCGGAAGCGAACGAACCCCAGCAAGAAGAACCCAACCCAACCCACAACTCCGAGGAGGAGAACATGGACACCCAGCCCAACCCCGTCGAGGCCGCCGTCGCCACGACCCCGATCTACGCCACCGCGAAGCGTGAATTCCAGATGCCGAGCGCAGGCGAATGGATCGCCGCACAGCTTCAGGGTGGCTCCTACGCCGCCAACTTCAACGCCAACCTCCGCGCCGCAGCCCCCGACGTGACCACGTCTGACCTCGACGGAATCCTTCCGTTGCCGATCGTGGCCCCCATCTACTCGGGAATTCAGGGCTTGCGCCCGGTCTGCGATGCGATCGGGGTGCGCGCTCTTCCGGCCTCCGGCAAGGTCTTCATCGTCCCGAAGATCACCACGCACACCAGCATCGGCGGCCCTGCCACGCAGAACACCACGATCACCGCCGGTCAGTACATCGTCGACGACATTCAGGTCACCAAGGACATCTACGGCGGCTACGTCGAGGTCTCCGAGGCCTCGATCGATTGGTCGTCGCCCGAGGTGCTTCAGGGCCTCATCGAGGACATGGCGAAGAAGTACGCTCTCGCCACGGACAATGCGGCGGCGGACGCGCTCCTCGCTGGCACCTCGCAGGCCACCGGCAACGTCGCCCCGACCGACCCGGCTGACTGGATCGCCAAGGTGTACGCCTGCGCGACCACCATCCTCAGCAACGGCTACTACCTGCCCGACCATCTGTTCGTCAGTTCGGATGTCTTCGCGCAGCTCGGACAGCTGACGGACACAGCGGACAGGCCGTTGTTCCCGCAGGTGGGCCCGATGAACGCCTTCGGCACCATGACCCCCGGAAGCCGCGACGCGACCGTCTTCGGTCTGCGTCTCGTGGTGGACACCAACTTCGCCGCCAAGACCACCATCGTCGGAGCTGCCGCCACCGGAGCCTTCCGCGTGTACGAGACTCAGAAGGGCACCGTCAGCATCGACAACCCGTCGACGCTGTCGCGCACCATCGCCTTCCGTGGCTACTTCGCCCCGAAGATGATCGACGCGAACCAGTTCATGAAGATTCCGCAGGCCTGACGCACGGCAACACGACAGGACGAGGGAACCAACCATGGCGACATTCACAGTCATTGAGCACATGAGGCTCGACGACTACGCCATCGTCCAGACCCTCGAGGACACCGAGATCGGGGTCGGGCAGACCATAACGCTGTCCGGCCTCGGTCACGGCCTCAACGGCACCCACACCGTCTTTGCTGTGCCGACGTTCCTGTTCATCGGAGTCGACGACGAAGGTGACCTCCTGTACAACCCGGACATCATCGTCCCGAACCAACTGCTGTTCTACGACGCAGGCGACGACCTTGAGCGGTCAGCTGCGATCCCCACCGGAACCCTGACATGGAGCATCAGCTGTACGTGGACCACCTCGGCCCTCGTCACCGAATTCCTTGGCATCTCCGGTGCGACCGCGAATGACACCGCCTACATCGCCACCTGTGTTGCCGCCAGCAACCAATGGTGCTTCCGTCGCCGTCAGCAGGCTGGATACTTCGACTCCCCCACCACAGCCCCCGATGCGTCAATCCAACTCGGAGCGACACTCATGGCGGCGGCCCTATACCGGGAACGTGGCTCAGTGGACTCCTTCCAGTCCTTCGAGACCATGTCGGTCGGAGTGCCCACCCTGACGAACGGTCGGATCCTCCAACTGCTCGGAGTACGCAGGAGTCAGGTGGCATGACATGGCAGCCACAGGAATGTTCGCGGAAGCGATCACAGCAGTCGCCAACGTCATCACCGCGAAGGGCTACGTTCCCGTCACCGACCCTCGCAACGCGCGACCGCTCACCGTCTTCATCGAGCTGCCCACCTTCAACGCCTTCACCTACAACGTCGGCGACATCACCCTCACGATCCGAGTCTTGGCTCCGCCACCCGGCAACCAAGACGCAGGCGACTACCTCCTCACCGCCATCGACGCTCTCATGAACTCGACACTGGCGATCACCGGAGGGCAACCCACCATCGCACAGATCGGGTCGCAGGAACTACCGGCCTACGACCTGACCGTACGAATCTCCAGCAAACGCAACTAACAGAAGGAGCCAACCATGGCGACAACCACATTCCTGTCCAACGCCACCGTGAACATCACGCAAGGCGCGACGACCTACGACATCTCCGATCAGGTGCGGTCCGCCACCCTGACCGTCGGCTACGACTCGCTCGAGGCGACCGCCATGGGCGACCTCGGACGCAAGTACGTCCAAGGCCTCCAGTCCATCAGCGTCTCCCTCGAGTGCTACCTGTCCTACGGCGGATCCGGAGCCACCTCCGAGATCGAGACCATGTGCGCCGCCCTCGTCGGACAAGGCTCCACGAACCTCGTCATCTCGCCCAGCGGCACCACCGAATCGGCCTCCAACCCGGAGTACACGATCACCGGCGCGATGCTCGCCAGCTTCAGCCCGGTCGCCTCAACGGTCGGCGAGCTGGCGATGATCACGCTCGAATTCGTGGGCGGCACGTGGGCGCGCGACATCACCTGATCCGCACACCCGGCTGAGTAGGATTCGCCCATGATCGGAATGACCATTCAAGTCGTGATGAACGACGGCGAGATCCACGAAGCCCCCGTGACCTTTGCGGTCGCCTGCCGTTGGGAGGACCACCACCCCAACCTGTCGTGGTCCAAGTTCCTCGAGGACGTGAAGTTCAAGCCGATGGCCTACCTCGCATGGGAGGCCGTGAAGGCGGCAGGTGTCCCGGTCAAGTTGTTCACCCCATGGCTGGACACCGTCGCCGAGGTCAAGTTCATCCCAAAAGAACGAGCAGGCACCCCGGAGAAGTCACCCGACTGATCGCCACGCTGGCCCTCCGAACCGGCATAGCACCCGGACTTCTGCTCGACACAGAACCATCGGTCGTCAACGAGATGATCCGACAACTAAACGAGCAAGACAAGAAGGCAGAACAGGCCAGACGATGACAGCACAGGTCAAGGGACTAGGCGAGACCCTCCGGGATCTCGGCAAGGTGGAGCCGGAACTCCGCCGTACCCTAAACCGTGAGATCCGCAACGTCGTCAAGCCGCTCGTCACCGACATCAACGCGCGCATCCCCTCCACCCCACCCCTGTCCGGGATGGCGCACAACGGACGCACCGGCTGGTCCAACCGCAAGACAGCCGTCATCAAGATCGACGCGCGCCGCCCACGACGCGACCTCAACGCCACCACCACCGGCAAACCGGTCAACGTGGTCCGCATCGTCACCCGAGGCGCACCGGTCGCCATCGTCGACATGGCAGGCAAAGCCGGCGGCGGAACCTCACGACGCGAACTGAAGTACCAGCGACCCAACTTCGCGTCAGCCCTTGACGCACAGCTCGGCACAGCGTCCCGGTTCATGTGGCGCGACATCGACAACCGGCTCGGCCCCACCATCGCCGAGATGGAGAAGGTCGTCGCCGATGTCGTCCAACAAGCCAACCGGCAACTCATGAAGGTCAGGCTCTGATGGCAATCCAAATCCCCATCATCACGTCCCTCGAGGACTCCGGCATCAAAGCCGCCAAAGCCGCCTTCAACAACTTCAAGCAAGAGGTCGGCAAAGCTGAAGGGGCCATGGGCAAGTTCAAGGCCGGAGGCAAAGCCGCCTTAGACACAGTCAAAGCCAACGCCGCCACGTTCGCCTTCGCCGCCGGAGCGTCCATCGCCACCTTCGCAGGCAAAGCCATCGGAGACTTCCAAGACGTAGCGATCGCCGCCGGAGAACTAGCCGACGCAACCGGCCTGACCGTCGAGGAAGCATCCCGACTCGCTGAAGTCGCCGGAGACATCGGCATCGAGACCGGGGTGCTGGAGACCGGTATCGGCAAGATGAACAAGGTTCTCGGCAATTCCCCGGAACTGTTCGAGGAGTTAGGCGTACAGGTCGCCTACGCCAAGGACGGCACCGTCGACGCGAACGAGACCTTCCTCAACGTGATCGACCGGCTAAACGGCATCAAGGACCCGGCGGAACGTGCCCGGGTGGCCTCGGAACTGCTTGGCAAGGGCTGGCAGTCCATGTCCGAGCTGATCGCCGGAGGCTCCGACAAGCTCCGCAAGTCGCTCGACTCGGTCTCTGACGCGAAGGTCATTGACCAGAAGGAACTGGACAAGGCTCGCAAGTTCCGCGAGAACATGGATCAACTGAAGGACGGCTTTGAGGACTTTGCGATCGCACTCGGCGAGAACCTTGTACCTATCCTCGGCAAAGCCGTGGAACTGCTCGCCGACGTAACTGGCGCAGTCAACAAAGTCATCGACTTCAAGCCAGCCGGAGACGTGATCGAGAAGATCACCCCCGGCCTAAAGGATCAAGCCGAACAGCTTCAGAAGCTCCACGACGGCTGGACCGGCTACACCGACGCTCGCCTCGCAGCCGCCGACCAAGACCGCTACGTCATCGAGGGCCTAGAAGACACCGAGGATGCCCTCTACGAGCTGAACATCGGATGGCAACGCCTCCTCGACACGCTGGATACGCAGGACGCAATCAACGAGGCGCGCGAGGCCGTCGAGGAGCTGAAGACCGCCGCCGCCGAAGCCTTCGCCGACCCGTCCAAGGTCGCCGCCTACGAGGAGGCCGTCGCCAACGTCATCCGCGAGATCGCCCTGCTCGCCGAGACCATCAACCTGTCCAACCAAGACCAGAACCAGCTCCTCGTGCTGGTCAACACCGGGCAACTAGAACGCGCCGTCGCCCTTCTCGCCATCATCAAGACCGGGTCGGCTCGAGGGATGAACGTGTCGGTCGGTCAGGCTGTCCAATCGGTCATGGAGAACGAAGCCTTCCTCGGCACCCTCGGCATCCCCGGACGCGCGATGGGTGGCCCGGTGTCCGCCGGAACGTATCTGGTCGGCGAGCGCGGCCCGGAGCTGCTCACCCTCGGCTCCGGACAGTCCGGCTACGTCACCCCTAACTCGGCTCTCGGCGGCAACACGATCAACGTGACCGTCACGTCAGCCGACCCGGACGCAGTAGTAGCCGCACTCCAAAAATGGGTGAGGAATAACGGTGCCGTCGCACTCGCCACCACCTCCGGAGTCAGATTCTGATGGCCTTCGATCTGGCGTGGACTGTCAAGTACGGCGACATCGGCGGACTGACTGACATCACCAGTTACGTCACCGACTTCGTTGTTGACCTAAACGCCAACATTGGATCAGCAGGCCGAAGCACCTGCCAAATCACGATCAACAACAACGGCGGACAATTCACCCCAAACGGCTCCGGCACCTATGCGTCAGTCAACTGGTTCAAGCAAGCCGTCGTGATCTCATGTACCGGCGCAGGACTCACCGAATCCGTGTTTGTCGGTCTCATTCAAGACTTTGAGATCATCCAAGCATCACCCAAACAGTCTGTGGTCAGCATCCGAGGCCTTGACTTCCTGTCGATAGCAGGCCGCTCATCTAATCAACTATTAGACACAGGTGGCGGCTACACGCTTCGTCTCAACACGTTCGTTGACTCATTCTTTAACCCGTCATACGCCTACGCCCAAACCGCCGCGACCCCCACCATGGGATCGACCACCTCGCTCAATTCGCGGACAACGACCACTATGGTCACCGACACCGTGACCGCCTGCTCAACGTCCGGGCTTACACAGGGCACCCTCGGAGATTGGCTGAACAATCAAGCATTACCGACTGGGCCAGCGACCGCCTACGCAACCAACTACACGATTACCTCCGACCGCTGGTTCTGGAACTGCGACAGCATCGACTCAACGCTTAACAGAACGACCCGGGCCTACACGACCACCATGGTCGACGGCTCGTCAGCCCTCACCACCGGGCAAGTCCCGTTTGACCAGATCAACGTGGGCTTCCAACAGAACGAACTAACTAACCAATGTTACGCCAACCCATTGACCACATTTAGCCCCTTAGCGGCAGTCACGTCGACTAACACCACGTCACAGAACGAATACGGGGTACGCGCCAGATCCTACGCAACCTGTATCCCGTCCACCTTCTTCAACACCATCACCTACGGCAACCAGTTTATGAATACGGTCGCCAACTTCTGGGCCAACCGGTACGGCACCGTCCGCTACATCCCCGACCGCATCACAACCAGTTACAAACTGCTTCGAGCACGAGCAGTCGACGACGGCGCAGCACTCCAAGCCTTCATCCGTCTGCTGTCGTCCGGCAGTGCCGTCTGGAACCGGCAGGCGATCACCTACAAGGGTGCCGGGATGACCTCATCGGCGACGTTCCAAACGGTCAACACAGGCCGCCGAATCTACGCCACCCCGTCCGACACTCGAATAGAATTGACGTTAGTAGCAGGTGTCGACAATCAGTCATTCGAGTTAAATTCATCCACTTACGGCGTACTTAACACCAACAGATTGGCGTAATCATGGCAATCAACGCAAACACAGACTTCAGCAGCGGAGCAGTCCTAACCGCCGACCAACAAAACCGGTTCCCTCGAGGAATCATGGCGTACAACACCGCCACCGCCACCGACGCAACCGTCACCGCCGAAGAAGT